TTTCCTATGCTGTTGTTGTCAATGTTTAGCGTTTCTCTATCAATAGCGCGTAATGTAGCGCCCTCAACTTTATTAAGGGTATCTGCCGGCGCCTCTTCTATAAAAGATTTTGATGCCACCGCCCACGCATCGCCGAATGATTGACCGAACCCGTAAACACGCGCAAACACATCTTCAAAATGTACACCGTCAGGGTCAACGTCTCGGCCAGCCAACCTAGCACCAGTGCGAAATGTTGCGCCAATACTTGCCGACATTAGGTCAGTTAGGACGTTGTAAGTCATAAATAACGGTGTCGCTAAACCGTTTTTTAAATGTGTTGGGAAGTAAGATAAAAGCCCGTTCATATAGACTTCCATCCACACATCCTCAACTTTTTGCGACCAAGCGCCGCTCACATATTTATTTGCATTTGCCTGACCACCTTCTGCCAAGGCTTCTAGATATCCTTTTGCCATTTTTTGCGTAAGGCCACGGCCACCGGCTTCTTTCAATATTCCGTCCATGACCTCAGCTGGCACTTGTGTTCCAACTGGTATTTTAAAAGCTTGCATGGCTCTCGCTATCTCAGTCTGCGCGCCTTTTGCTTTCATCTGGATGCCAGCATGGATAGACATCTGCCGTCTGAAATCAATCATTAATTTTGGGCTAGCTAGACCGCTTTGTATTTGCACGGCCATTTCTTCTAACTTTGCGCCAGATCTTTGCAACAAAATCCTAAGCGCGGTCATCTCTTCAGCGTTTAGGGCCTTGCCTGACTGTTTGCGTAAAATGCTCCTGGTAAAACCAACCTCATCAGCTAGCAGCTCACCAGCGTTAGCTAGTGTTTCTTGGTTGGTAACAATGCCACGTTTTTCTGCTTCTATGGGGTTTTTGATAATATCTGACATTGCGTTGACAACGCGGTTGATATCCTCGCCGCCGTCAAAATTTTCAAAATTAAAATCAATACCTACGCCGTCATCAACCATGCCCGGCTCTGTTACCATGCGAATAAGATCGTCGGCATCACCGGGATCAGCAATAGCAGATTCGCTTTTAGCTACGGTTTCCAGACCACTCATAGACATCTGGGCTTTTTTAGTTATTTGCTGATTAACTGGCACCTCTGGCTCAGCTGGCCCAAACAGATCCGGCTGATCTGCTAGCTCACGTTCTGTGGGCGTTGCAATAGCAGTCCGTGCATCACCGCCAGATGCCTCTAATCTTGCCTGTCCTTCTGGTGATAGCGCGTCTTTAGCAAGCGCCTCTTGTGTTGCTTGGCGCGTTGTTCCTTCTGGCGCAATGCCCTCGGTAATAGGCTCAGCAACACGTCCCGCTACACCCTCTTCTACTGTTTCACGCGCTGTGCCTGGTGCGGCTTTCGCTTGCCGTTGTATTAATTTATTAAGAACGCCAGCTAGCTGTATGCCCTCGTCAATTTGGGGCTGAGTGTCGGCGAATTGCGTCACGCCCCCGGTGCGTAGCGCACGGGCTGCCTGTTGTGCTGGTGTTGCCATGAAAACTCCAAAGAAAAAGGCGCCCCAAAAGGACGCCCATTTTATTTATATTTACTATAATTTAGATGCGTTGGCTACACAGTTTGTGTAGGTCGTTTATAACTGCCGGTCACATAGAGATCTTGGCTGGTTTGCCCAGATTTTTTAGCCGCAATCTGCCTACGGAGCTGCTTCACTGAAAAGCTTTCCTCCGTCTTGCCCTCGCTTAATGCTCGTTCCAACATTGCTTCCAAGGTATTCTTCATAACTTGTTCCACCTATCATACCTTCATTTCCAGGACGATCTGTATTTTTATACACGGTTGTGTCGTAGTGTACAACATCTGCATATGTTATGCCAGGTATTTCGCCGATTTCATCCATTGCATCACGGAATACTTTTTCCATCTCAACAACTCTGTCGTCAAGATTGTTGCCATTAAAAGCGTCATCAAACTCTGGTATGTATTGGAATCTGATACCTGTCAGGGCAGCTGTTGGTTGATCTCCTAACGCTTGAACGCTTGCCCGATCTGCCTGTCTTGCATCAGTGATGAATGTAAAACCATCCACGCCTTTGTCTTGCAATATTTTTAAAATGTTTTCTGCGAAATTTACGTCTTGCCTGTCTCTAAAATATATTTCAACACCAGGTCTTGCATTAGCCGTGCCATCTGGCACAACTTTTGAAACAAACACAGCGTCTTGATCATATTTACGCCCAGCTTCAACAATGGCTCTTGTCATGTTTGTTGGGTCAAAATCAACCTGAGTGACAACCTCAAAATTCAAATTTCTTTCTCTCACGCCGCCAAATCCACCGATAGATGGGGTGGCTTGGGCGCCAATCATTTTATCGTCTTTAAGCACTGGCTCTAACACCTCTTGAGCCAACTCATTTTGCTCAATGTTTGTTGGCACCATGTCGGGGCGCTCTCTAGAGATACCAGCAGTAAAGCGCTGTGGCTCACCCTCAAGTGTTTGTAATTCAGATCGCGCGTCATTTTTTGCCTTCAAATCTGTCGCTTCTGCCTCTGCTACACGCTTTGCGTATTCTTTATCAGTGTCTTTTTTTCGTTTTGCCGGCGGTGTAAATTTTTTGTTTATCAGTGAGCGTAGGTCTGCAACTCTGTCTCTGTCAGGGGAGCCTCCATAGACAGATTCATAATCAAGCGAACCGCCCTCGCCAGCTTTTGTCGTCCAACCGTTTTTAGTCCACTTTTCTTTTTCCAAAAACCATACAATTGCTTGCAAATCATCTGGGCCAACATCGCCTAGATCTGCATTTATTTGTTTGATTACTCCGTTTGCATTAAGTTCTGATGCCGCTTCATTAAAAACCTCTTGTCCGAAACCAAACTCCGCACCTATTTGTGGGTCATCAAATGTTGATTTTGTTAAATGCTTGCCGGACACAGCTTTTTCTGCTGGTGGTGGTATCCGAGGCAAGCCAGCGGCATCACGCAAATACCTTGCAGCCCACACATCAATAGTTGCCTCATTACCAAACCCAATCAGGTTGCCGGTAAAGTTAATGGTTTTTGGCGCTTTGTCTTTTTTAATCTGTCTAAACATATCTAGCAGAGCCGTTGTGGCCGCTGGACTGTTTGCACCAAATAACTTGCCAGATGCTTTGGTAATTAATTTGAACGGGCTGTTTTCATCTTTATGCAATTTGTTCAGCTCTTTTGACCCCATAGGATCTCCAGATTCCAAACGAGATACATACAACTCTATTTCATCATCAAAGTCGCCTCTTGTAAAACGACGCAAAACTTGTAATGCATTGTCAAAATTTTGTTGCACGTTGGTTTGTGCAGAGGTTGCGCCAATGATGTCTGCAAAAACATCAGCCAAGCCCCCGAACTCTTGACGGAGTCTTGTTCGCATTGACCTGTACCAATTAGCCTGATTGATAATCTCTATGGCACCTTGATCACCGTTTTTGGCTCGCTCAACAACCGCCGCCACATCTGATGTCATTGTGTCCACCAAATTCTGTTTGTGTGCAGCGAGTTGTGTTTTGCCGGCTGGCCCTTTTAGTTTTTCTCCTGGCGGTATATGAAATGCATATGCTGGTTGTTGCCATCTAATTTCTAGATTACCGTCATCATCAACTTTGAATGTTGGATTGCGTTTTGCCGGATCTTTTAAGTTTTCGCCAGTTTGCACATTGATGGGGAGCCAACCATCTTCTGGGGCATACTCATTTTTTATTCTTTCAACCTCTGTTACGACCTCTTTTAAAGTTGCTGGCGTTGTGCCTTCTTTTGGTTTTTGCGCGGCTATGTCTGTTTTTATAACATCGCGTTCAGCTTTTGTTAGCTTTAGTAATCGTTTTAAAGGTGAGCCCTCGGCATCAGACGGTATCAAAGCTGACGCGCCAGTTGCTGTTGCAATCGTGTTTGTTGCAGCTCGCAATGCAGCTGGGTTGTTTTTGATAGCGCGCAAGCCGCCAAGAATACCCTCGAAAGCGCCGCCTATTGCTGCACCTTGTCCTGATAGCTTGAATCTACTTAGCAAGCGTTCTGCTGCGCTATCCTCTTCGTTTGACTCAACAGCAAGAAAATCGACTGCTTCCGGTAAAATGCCTAAATCTATCAATGGTCGAATAAAACCGCCCTCGGCAGGGTCAAAATAACCGCCATCAGCAAATGCTGATTTTACTATAGTTTTACCCATAGATGCAGGGCCACCTACCGGTGATCCTACCATGCCAACACCAAACTGGACAAAATCTCTCACAAGACTAGCCACAACCCCCTCTGGTTCTGGCACCTCTGGCAATCGTGATGGCGGCACTGTAGCTTTTATCTGTTTGCCAACAAGTGACATAGCTGGACCAAACGCACCTACCTCAATAAGATCAGACCCAGTGTCAATAGATGATTGTGCGGCATCGCGTACACCGCCGCCTACAACTCGATACAAATCGTCCTTAGTTTGCTCGCCAGCTTGCTCTAGCTCGCTCATAGGCGTTCCCATGATTTCCATTTCTGGCTCAGGCTTTTTTATGCTGCCCATCAAATAGCGAGATGTTTCAGCAATGTCATAAGCGTTCAACTGTTCAGTTTCGTTATCCACTAATTGCCTCTCAATGTTTTTTCATAACTTTTAATTGTTTGCGTAATACCAACAGCAATCATATCGCTAGGATTTGCGTCCATTCTTTCTTTTAAAAATATTTTAGCTTCCTCAACATTCTGAGGCAAACCGGGCATCAAAATTAATTGGCCTTGTAAATAACCCGTAATCGCTTCATTCATTAGCTCTTTATATTCAACTGCGTTGTCGGCATTAATCTCACGCGCTTTTGCAACGATTTCATTATAATTAGAACCAACGCCATCTGTTTCCAGCCATGTGAGCAACTCTTCAGTGCTTTGTGCAAACATCATGTCAGCCGCATCACCAAGCGCGTTTGTTGAGTCTTTAAACTCATTATATTTAAGATTTGAGGATATGAGGTCTTTTGCACGTTTTAGACCGTCGCTAGCCTCTGTCACAGCCAGCTTAGAATATTTGTCAAAATCAGAAACGCTTAATTCATTCGCTAGGCTTCCGACAAGCTCCAGGGTAACTTCATTTCGCAGATCAGCGTTTCGTAATTTCTTAATTGCATCTTTGGTTGTTTTTGTTTCAGTGCCGCCAGGTTTATCGTTGAGGCCAAGAAAATACTCAGATGCTTTGCGCTCCGTAGGAGTGTAAAAATTACGGGCAATCAATTGTTGGTGTACTCTCTTTGCTGCTTCAAGCGCTGTAGCGTTGTTTTTATCGACATTAATAATTGTTCGATAGGCACGTTTATTTTCAGCCGAGGCTTTGTTTTCGTCAGCCTCTTCTTTTTCTCTACGCTCGGTGTCAATTTTTTTAGCCAGCGTATCTAAATCATTAAGCACCTTGATGCGGTCCCCGGCGTCCATCATGGTAAAAGCAGATTCCAGAACCGGGTCATCAACATCGCCTTCTGCCATTTGTAGAAACGCAGCCGTCGCGTCTGGCGATTTTGTCAACATGCTTAATCCGATTGCCCGGACTGTATCATCAGCCGCTGACATCTTTTTCTTTTGGCCTTCATCCGCAGTAATTGTGTTGTTGGCAACCGCCTGATCTATCTCTTTTGTTAGGTTTGAAAAAGCCGAACTACGTTGCGTAAAAGGCAGCGATACATCACCAGCAAGCAATACATTTTTATTAACATTACTGTTAAGGATTGCTGTATCAGCTTGCTTAATCCGATCTCGCAATTTGATCTGCGCGTCACGCTCTAACTTTACAGCATCAACCTGTTTAATATACCCGTCAGCTGCCATTGTCTCGTAATGACCTAGCGTGCCAGTTGACGGATCACCAAATAATTTTAATTTTGCTTGTTCGCGTTCAGCCGGGTTACCCATAACCATAGCGTCAACAAGGTTGTTGCCAGTTTCCAAACCGCTGGCTTTATTCTCATCAATGAGCCTATTACGGGCATCCTGATTTACATTTATCGTAAAGGTATTAAGGCTATCGCGTGATGCTTCTTGAAAAGCGCGCCGTACTCGTTTGTCCGTAATTTTAGACAATATTTCATTTAGTTTTTGTTGGCCCTGTTTTGTAAAGCTATTGGTGCGGCCAAGCGGATCGTCAAACAAAACTTCTTTTGGCGAGCGCGTTTTTTGTTGCTGTTGTAATTCTTGCAGCTCCTGTTTCAATTCAAAATTTGCGTCATTGAGCTCTGCTTGTCTTTTTATCTTCTGTTCATTGGCGTAATAGTCCACAGCCACTTTTTCTGCGGCACCAAACATTTCCGCTTGTGCGCGCAGTCCAGCCGATAAAGCGCTGGCATTTGCTTGCGTTGTGAAAAATGTAGCCCCTGTTGAGGCTGTTCGCGCTGTTTGCTGTCTATATGTCGGAACTTTCATTACATAGCACCCGCAATCGCTGAGCCAGTTTGTATAAGGCTAGTGACTGCCCTAGCCTTGCCTCTTGTTCTTGCAGCCTTGCCATACATACGATTCAGCTGGCCCTGCAATCTTTGCTCAACGCCTTTTTCGCGCGTTGTTTGCGCTCCAACAGCGGCGTTATATCGGCGGGTTTCTATCTCGGCGTCTGCTTCTTGTGCGTTGGCGAGCGCTACTTTAAGAGGTGTTCCTTCTTCTGCTATCCAGCCATTACGGCGAAATGCTTGGTTTGTTGCGTCTTGCAGATCATCAAAATCTTCACGGAACTTAACAATGTTCTGTTCTTCCGTAAAAATAAGCTGAGCTGCTTCCTGGTCAGCTGCCTTGGCGTTACGCTCGTTAACATCTGCATTAAAATTATATGCCGCCTGTTCTTGCCGTCCGGCTGCATCTTCAAATAAAAAGCCCATTTATCGCACCCATGCTACCCGTAAATAATCCATTGCCTCCGGCCCGTACTTCCGCATCAGACCCTCAGTCTCAAAACCCATAAAGTTGGCAAACTTAATGGCCGCCGGCCAGTCTGCCTTGCAGACCGCTTGCACCCGCCATAGGTCATTTTCGTCTACAACCTTTTTCATCACGTCTGTTCTGGCAAACCTGATAAATGGTTTTGGATACTGATGTATTTTACTCGACGCGATAAACCACGCCTCGCCCACACCCGGCCACATATCAACTATGCCAGCACAACAGATAATGTGACCGTTTTCGATAAGAGTGTAAGACCAACCAGGCTGTTGCAGCTCGCTAGCCCATTCCTTCATATAGCCAATGTTTTTTATTGCCCCGTCATTCAGATCACCATCCATTAGCTCATGCAAATGGTCGGGGTTGTAATCTACAATCCTCACTGATCAAACGTAATCAGGCGCGGGAATATGCCGATAAGCGTAAGAGGTAATGGCTGGTTCTGTTGAACAACCACAAACCCATCTGTATCGAACCCGCCCCTAAACTCTATTTCTTTATCGCCGGTAAATAACGGTATCGCTGCCGTCATGGCCTGAGCTGATGATCTGAACGGTATACGATCAAGCTCGGTTTCCGAGCTGCCTACCGTGACGCCAACGGTGCGGAACAACCGCAGCACAACCTCATGGATGCGTTTGGTTTTGCCTTGGGCTGTGCCTTCAGTCCCGCCGGCTTCAATCCGCATGGTTTGCAATGTCGAGTTATAATTTAAACCGATATGTGCTTTTGTTACAGCAAAGTCTAAAGTGATGGCACCAGAGCTAACAGTCTTATTAGGGTGCGTCGCGCCGTTAGCTAGAATGGATACAACCTCGCCTTCCAAATGGTTAAGACCGCTTATCGACGTTGCGCTTGTACCTGAGTATGTAAGTCCAGAATCAACGAAAAAAGCATCTTCCACATCTGTGCCAAAATCAAAAGAACTGAAATACTCAACATAACGCTTGGTTGCACCGTTAACAGTGCGCTGCACAATAAGATATGTGTCATCCTCATTGAGCTCGCCCGGTATAGTTGCAACGCTCTCAACAAGCGCATGGGTCTGATCTGTGGTGGTTAGCCTTGTTGTATCGGAACTGACGACAGATAAAAACCCTGTTGGCGTGGGACTTGTCTCTTCTATGGTAACAATTGCAGCCGCCGGGTTAGCCACAGTAAAATCAGCATGGGCGTTGATTGCTGTAAAAATGTTGTCAGCAGTGGTGTTGTTGTTGGTGTTTGGCCGAAAACCTAAAGATGATGACGGGTCAGAGCCGCCAGCTGCCTCACTTGTAAATGTAACCGTTGTGCCGTCAGACTTGGTGAAGGTTAGTGTCGTGCCGACCGCTATGTTGGCGTAATCGCTTACCGTTACTGTGCAAGCGCCGGATCTGCCGCCGATAATATGCTCATGCCAGGCAATCACGTTTTCTTCGCGCCGGTAGGTCATGCCGACAAACAAACCGTTTTCCAACACGCACCAGACAACATTGTCCGGCTCTTGTTGCAGCGACATTTCCTTGATGCCGCTTTCAGTAATATGCTCAGCCAGCAGCGTCATATCAGGCGCCTGGTAACTGTCTGTGTTAAGATCGAACACAAGCTCGCGCAGTTTACGCTTTGCACGCTGTACAAACAGCGTCACGTTTGCCACCTGGACCGGCTGGATGTCTGCCGAACCATATGTGGCCTGACGCTTCACAACGGCGTTTGTAGGGCTCAGAGGGGCGTCCTCGGAGCTTGTAACCACAAACTCACCACCTGACGTGCCAACAAGCAACACACGGCCAGCCTGTAGGTATCTGATGATGTTTACCTGATTAGATCCTAGTGTGTAGACAAGCGCATCATCTGCATCAACACCGTCAGCGAAATCCTCAAAACTGCCGCCCACGGAAAAGAACAATGTCTGCGGCTGTGTTGTCGTTGAGGCAAAAACCAGACGTTGCTCATAAAAGGCAACAGCAGCCGGAAACCCGGTTGTTGTTGAAAAGGCGCCAAGCGACCATTCAGTGCTTGCTGTCAGGTCGCCGGCTATCGTCACACTATCGCCGGCAGCCTCGTCTGTGAGGTCAGAGCTCGGCGCCAGCAATAGCGTGTCCTCGGTGACTTTTACAATGATTGCGCTGGATTCGTTATTATTACTGTCGGTAAAACCAGTAACTGTAACTTTCTGACCAACCTTGAACCCCTGCGCGACGAACTGACCGGCACTATCCTGATAGCGGTCATTATGCTCTAGCCCAGTTGATGACGGGTCGCCCTCATGGGCTGACAGTGTGGTTGCCGTGTAGCTTGGCATTAGCTCAGCACGGCCATCTGCATTTGTTTGCACTGATGTTGCTACTACAGTGGCGCTTGTAAAGCCGGTAATTTTAGTCACACCATCATGCACTTTGATCAGCCGGCCTACATCTGAGCTAACAAAGGTGCTTGCACTTGCTGTCACATTAACAGTGCCGGTGCGCCCTGACGCCACAAACGTGGTTGTGCTTGTGTTTTGATCTTGGAACGGACCACGCAGAAACGTAACTTCTGTAATCGTCCAGGCTGTATGGCTGCTTCTAGTTATCTTTCTTGGTGCAAAGCTAGGATGCGCGACATACATAACGTCAGCGCTTTGCGTAAATTTTAACTTGTCAAGATCTGTGTGAGCATATGGCGTTGTGACCTCAATCGGGTCGCTGCTACCATCAACAACCGTGCCGCCATCTTTGTGGATTCTAAAATATTGGTCGCCAAACTCCAAGATGTAGGTTTGCTCGACATTGAACTCAAACGGTATAAGACGCACATTATGCGCGCTGTTTTTGACCTCACGCACAAAGATAGTGCCTGGACGACGGCTAGCACCACCATGCGGATGCACCATAAAATTCTGTAGCTTTTTACAGCCATTAAAATACTTGCCCAGATCTGTCCGGCCATCAAGGCGTGGACTTAGCTCGCCGGCAGTAAAATTGGTAAAAGCTGGTGACGCCTTAGCCATTTAAAACCTCGAATTAATAAAGGTATCAGCTGCAACGCGGCGGCTTTCAGTAACAATAGATGTGTTGATCTGGTTATCCTCAGTAGCGTCAACAAAGCGCGCTTCGGTTAGTTTTGTCTGATAAAGGCTGTACATATTGGAGCCGAGTGCTGATGAACCTACCAGCGGATAGGCAAGGTCAGCGGCTAGCGCAGCTGCTAGCGTTTCTATTAGCAGCGTGTCGTACTCGTTCACGTCAGTCACGCGAGCGATATACAGCATTTCTATCGTGCTTTCGTTGCAGACAAGCTTGCGGCCCTCTATGCGATATAAGATGTTGGCATCGCTCAGACCCAATACGCGCAAGCAGAACGGGTCGGTCGGCAATGTAAATTGCTGTGTAAACTCAAAAGCCGGGGTTGCGGTATCCGGCGCCAAAGCAACACGGGTGGTCAGGCTGTTCCAGGGATGCGCGCGAAACGTAGCGTCACGCACAAACTCATAGCGCTGGTTGCATAAACGTGCAGCTTTGCTGTCCTCGGTTAGCGCAATAATATTAGACGCGCCAATCTGGTTTAGCGCTGAATTACAGATATCAACAACAGATGCCATGAAGCCCTCATAAAAGAAAAGGCCAGCCCATCGCTGAGCTGGCCTATCGGTTAGTTTACAACATACACAATGTTGAAAGACATTGTGCCGCCAGTACCGCCAGTTGCGCTAAAAGTCACCGCAACATAGTAGTAATCGCCGGGATCTGTTGAATCACCAGCAAGCTCGAACACTCGTTGGCCGGCTGTGTTTAAATCAGCCACCTCAAAGCGCACGTCAGTCATAGCCGCAGCGTCTGCTACAGCTGTAGCAAAACAATCTTCGTCTTTGACTGTGCCGTCTGGCAAGTACAGACCTACGTTGAATGTGCATGACCCGCCAAAGGTATCGGTGCCGATAAACAGTTGCGGGATTGTTGCATGGCTTGGAATAGGCGCAAGCATGACGATATCATCGTCAGTGCTGTCACCAGCTGCCAACTCAATAGTGCCTTGAGCAACGCGCATTTCACCCCCTAAAAGGGCTGCGTTGTTAAACACCTGGGGGCTAGCTTCAAAGTTAGCAACAAGATCAGAATTTTTTGTTGTCATTTTCTAGCTCCCTTATGCAGATTCATCGCAATCGATTTGAATGACCTTAGCCTCTTCCATACGAGTGCTACCAAACTGCGAACAGTAATAGACCTGAGTGGAATAAGATTTATCAGCTCTTTCATCGATACGAGATTGAACGTCCTTGCCGACTGCCAGTTTCAGACCATCTTCGGCCCAGGCAAAGCAAGTGCGAATGTTGCCAGATTTGGCAAGGCGAGTAGACACATGGAACTGAAAGCCCATGAATGTGTTAACCTCACCCTGCACCAAGGCTTTGACGGTATTAAAGTCAGAGCTTGTGACAGAGGTGGTGTTTAACAACGCCTCGATTTGGTCTGGCCCCACAGCGATATGCCGTGGAATTGATGGGTCAACTGAGCCCAGATCAAGAAGCTTCTTGGCCTGGATCAATTTCGCCACAGTCATGTCGGCACTGCCATTGGCAATCTGGTTTGCAGCAAGCATAG